GTGGTTGGACACCGCTTAAACTCCAACTCCTTTGCAAACAGCAAACTTGTTCGTTTGGCTGGCTCAAGTTACCACTATTGTGGGTACTGTGGCTAACGGCACTGGAACTGCTGGTGTTGCTGTGCCTGTTGAAGCTATCCCTGCCTTTGGTATGGACGATGCTGTGGCAAGTTTTGGTGTTGCTGGCTCTCGTCAAAGCGACAAGATTCCCGTTCAGGCAGCGCCCACAAGCATGACCATTACGTCTGCTTGGAATCCTTCTGATACTGCTTTGTTGCAAATCCGTGCGGATGCTTACTCTGGTGTTGTTGACCGCACTTTTGTGGTCGCAGCAGTGGAAGGCACAAACACTGTTGCTTATGCGTTTAACGGACGGGTTGGTCAATTCCAAATTGACGCTGCTCCCGGCGCTGAAGCAAAATGCACATTCACCATTCATCCACGGGGCAACCAGTACGGCTGGTCGAACAACTGATGAAACTTTCTGACGCAATTGAATCAATTGTGACCAGCTACGGCGATATTGACCTTATTGCCCGTGGCTTGGTAGTTGACTCTGGTGAACTTGCAAATGCCACTGCTCAACCAGACACAGCCGAAGCCATCGCTTTGGCTTTGCTAAAAAAGTACAACGTGACTGCTCCTGTGGTGGTCATTGAAGAAGTTGCACCAGATATAACAGAGTAAAACACATGATAGTAAAAGATAGTAACGATCTTCTGAACTTCCTTGTAGCCCAATCCGATTCCTCAAAGAATTGGTTTGGGTTCACTCAACAACGGATTACTGCTATTACATTGGCGCATGACATTGCTCGGCATCATGCCGATAAACTCACTCCTGCTCAAGCGGTGGAATATGCCATTGAGTTGAACGAAGTGATATATCACAAGATTATTAAGACAGCAAAATAAAGGAAAGATATGACAAGACTAAGTTCTGCCTTTGGCAGTAAATACAGCACAGAAGCTTTAAGGACTAAAACCTTTGAACTTGCTGGACACATATTTAAAGTTCGCATCCCTTTGACAAAAGAGATGGATGAGATACAAGAGCGAGTCATTAAATTCGATGAGGCAGAATTGCAAACTCGATTTGATAAGATGACTGCAAGTTTTAGAGTTGGTGAGCCTGTTGAAGGCATTGTTATTACAGACAATGATGTCACGGTTGATGGTCGTTCCACCAAAGACCTTGTTGAAACTACGCTCATCACAGAAAACCGAATTGTTGAATTTATCAAGCTGCTTGTGCCTGAAGAAGGTACGCTTGATGAACTGACCTATGCAGATGTAGATGCTGAATGGCCTATTCAGGTACAGCTTGAGCTTTTAGCCAAGATTACCGAAGCCATCCAGCCCGGATATAAGGCTTCACGGGGAAACTAATACAGGACATTCACCGGCAAGCTAGGGCTTACATATATGCCCACGGTGGGTGTCCTGATGAGATTCCTGTGGACGATATGACAAACATAGAGATTATGTTGTCGGATGGCATGATAGGAAACAAGGCCACATTGGTGGCTTTAAGTTCCTTGACCACGGGCAATTTAAACTCGAAAATAGCGAAGACGGCAAAGCCATTTGAGATGAAGGATGTCTTGCCATCAACGCATGAATATATTGTCCCGCCTCTTACTGAAGAAGAGCAGAAAGCAGAGGTCAACAACAAGTTGACAGCTTTCATTAGTATGATGCCGGGGTCAGCGGAGTTCTTGAAAGTGTAAAATGGCCTATGTCCCCCAACCGCTAACCTTTGAATTAGAAGGTTTTGCTGAATTTGAGCAACAGCTAAAACAAATAGCTGAAGGTTTTAGGGGTGATTTAGTCGCTAAAAATACACTTGTTCCATCTGCAAAAATAGCAATGGAATCTGTTTTTAATTCTGCACAAAGTATGGCTCCTGTTGGTGACAAGCCTAGGGACGCTAAAAACCCTTTTCACATGCGCGATACCATCCGTCTGGATGCCCGTATTCCTACGGAAAAAGACAAGCGAAGCGAATATGTTAATGAGAGTGATGCAGCCATTGCCGTGGTTTCTGTAAAGAAAAGTGCTGTTTCGCTTGCTCAAGAGTTTGGTACTTCCAAAATAGCTGGACAACCTTTTTTGCGACCAGCCTTGCAACAAAACGCTGGAACTGTCCTAACCGTTCTAAAATCTCAACTGGCTTCGCGGATTCCAGATTACGCTGCCAAGCTGGCTAGAAAGAGGAAATAATGGCTTCACAAAATATTGCCCGATTAGGTGTTGTCCTTGGATTGGACACGGCTGAATTTACCGCTTCTATTGACAAAGCCATTTCTGAGAATGCCAAGCTCAAGAATGCTATTAGGCGGGATACTAATGCCGCTGCTGCCGAAGTTAAAAATCTAGTTTACGCCACAGAAGATTACGGTAAAGCACTCACCAGAGTGCAGATGATTGAGCGTGAGACAACTTCTGGTCGCTTTATGAACGCGACTAAGGAGATGAAGCAGTTGCTTTTGGAAAAGGCTAAAGCTTATGACGCTGTAGCTGGCGCGACAACAAAGGCCACTGCTGCTCAATTCAAGATGAATGAGCAACAAAAGATTCAGTTGACTTATCAGACCACTGACTTGTTTACTCAGCTTGCTTCTGGTCAAAGTCCATTGATTGCCATCATTCAGCAGGGAGGTCAATTGAAGGACGCTATGGGTGGCGTTGGCAACATGTTTAAGGCCATTGGCTCCCTATTCACGCCTATGCGATTGGCTATTGGTGGCGTGACTGCTGCTATGGGTGCTCTTGCGTTTGCTGCATACAAAGGTCGTGATGAATTTGATAAGTTCAATGACACATTGACTTTGACGGGCAACTATGCCGGCATCAGTGCTCATCAGTTTATTCAGATGTCCACCCAGTTGGCGCAAGCAACCAATATGACTGTTGGTTCAGCCAGAGATGCCTTGAGTGCTGTTGTTGGCTCTGGTAAGTTTGCAGAGAAGTCTTTAAGTTCTGTTACTCAAGCTGTTTTGCAATACGCACAGATTGCTGGCGTAGATGCTGCGACTGCTGCTGATAAATTAATGAGTGGTTTGGATGGAAGTGCCTCTGGTGCTAAATCATTGAACCAGCAAATGAACTTCTTGACTTTATCTCAGTACAAACAGATTGAGGCTTTAGAGAAGGCTGGTAAACAACAAGACGCTGCCAAGATTGCTGCCGATGCATTGAACACTCAACTAGCTCGTCAAAGACGCGAATTAGGTACGCTTGAAAGTGCTTGGCAAACTATTAAAAATACTGTCAGTGATTTTTGGGACTTACTTAAATCTATTGGTAGACCAGAAACTACAAGTCAAGTTATTGCTGGACTTGATAAACAAATTTCTGCTGTTCAAGCAAAAATGGAAGGTGGTGATAGTCCATTTGCAAAGATGCAACAGAAAGAGTTGCAAGCACTTAAAGATAAGCGTGAAACTTTGCTTGAGACTATGCGTCTTGAGGCTAGGTCTAAAGCTGCTGGTGATGTAGGTAATGACAAACAGAAAATTGAAGACTACGCTGCTGCTGGTGGTATTGCTAAAGCCCGTCAATATGCTGATGAGATTGCTAAAGCAGAAGCTAAAGCCAGAATGGCTGTTGCAATGGCAACGGCTAATGACATGCAGAAAGTTGATTTGGAAGCTCAAACAAAGATTGCTGAAGCTCGTTCTGAATTGAATAGAAGGAACGAAGAAGAGCGCGGTGTCTTTTCTGTACAAAATCAAAAATTACTTACAGCTAAACTTGCAGAGATTGAAGCTGACCGAGCAAATAAGATTCGTGAGATTAAGTTAAAGGCTTCTATTAAAGAGCAAGAACAGTTGATGCAGATTCAAGAAGAAGCTTCGATGGGTGAGTCTGCTAGATTAAATGACATTTATGAAATTCGTAAAAAGCTTGCAGGAGAAACAATTTCTAAGCGTGAAGAACTTGCTTATAACACCAAGCTTGCTGAACTAGAAATGTCTATGATTTATGCAAGTGAAAAAGAAGTCTCTCTTGCTAAATTGCGTTTAGAAACTGAAAGAGAACTTGCTGAATTAAAGAAGCTTAATTTGGATGCAGTAGACCAAGCTATATTTGAAAAGCAAATTCTTGATACTGCCAAATTAAAAGAAAACTTTATTGGCTTGCAAGATAGCATGAAAAGAATTCAGCAAATGTCTGATTCTGTTTGGAATAACATGTCTTCTGCCATTGATAACTTTGTTAAAACAGGAAAACTTAACTTTAAAGATTTAGCTAAAAGCATTATTCAAGACTTGATAGCTATTCAAATGAAAGCTCAAGCACTGACTATCTTTAGAATGATGTTTGGTTACGCTACTAATTTCAATACATCAGTTCCTTTTAGCGCACCTGTTGGAGAATTTGCAAGTGGTGGAGAGCCGCCTGTTGGAAGGCCAAGTCTGGTGGGAGAAAAAGGTCCTGAACTTTTTATACCCCGCACAGCAGGGACTATTATTCCAAATAACAAAATGGGAAGTATGGGTGGCACTACAAATGTTACAAATAATTATATTAGTGCAATTGATACTAAATCGTTTGAGGACCGCTTGCTTGGTAGTTCTAATGCCATTTGGGCTGCAAATCAATATGCCGGAAAATCACTGGCAGTTAACAGGGGTCGCGCATGAGCTTCCAAACCATCTTTGAAATACAGCAATCTATGACAGTAAACAACCGAAGAATGGTTGGTCAACAGGTTGCTAGGTCTGGCTACATTACTGTGGCGCAATATCTAACGGCTGTGCCTTGGGTTTTTACTGTTCAACCACATGAGTATTTGTACTATCCACAGGTTAGAAGCATCATTCAGGCCATTGACAATAAAGACCGCCAGTTGCCAGAGACTATTACTTTTAATAGCAGCAATCTTTCTTGGTTCACCAAGATGCAGGGAACGGCTACTGCTGCAACTTTGAATGGTACGCCTACTGCTAATACTCAGACGCTTGCTTTGACCTCTAATGGCACATTCAAGGCTGGTGACTTCATTATGATTCAAGGCTACACCTACAAAATCACAGCAGACTCTGCTGGCTCATCAGTAAGTATTCACAGACCTTTGATTGGCACTCCCACATCAGGCACAACTGTGTATATGGGCAATGCCTGCACATTCACTGTTGTGGCAGAGTCTTGTCCAACATATACTCTCAATCCAATGACTAGCGGTGCATTTGTACAATGGGATGCACCATTTGTTTTCAGGGAATATATTACATGACCACTATAAATGCAGTCACTGGCTCACAAATCAATCATGCTGAGTTTGTGAGACTGACAGTTGGCAATCCATCAACCACTTACACATTCTGTAATGCTGGTTCACCCATCACTGTCAATGGCATCACATTTGCAAACCTTGGTGCTTTGCTTAATGTGAGTGATGTGCAAAGGGACATCAAGGTCACATCTGATGACATGACCATTTCCTTTACAGGAATTGACCCTGCCAATGTGGGCATCATTCTTGGCAATCAAATCAAAGGCTCACTGGTTGAGGTGTGGCGTGGTTTCTTTGATTCCAACAATCAGATTATTACAAGCCCTACACAGCAATTCTTCAAACGCTATCAGGGCATCATTAACAGTGTGTCAATTACTGAAGACTTTAATTCTGAACTAAGGACAAGGATTGCAACCTGTTCTGTGTCTTGCTCATCCATGCGTAGGATTTTGGAAAACAGACTGTCTGGTGTGAAGACTAACAAAAGCAATTGGCAATTCATCTACTCTGGTGACACTTCAATGAACAGAGTTGCTGAAATTTCCAATACTTATTTTGACTTTGGCGCACCACCGAAGACGCAAACACAATCAAGTGAAACAACTGTCACTATAAATAATGGTGATGGCGGTGGAGATGGTGGTGTTGGAGATTAAATGATAAGACTAGCGACAAGATATGACATCCCAAGATTGCTTGAAATTGTAGAGGCGTACGCCTACGAAAATCCAATCAAAGTTCTGGGAAAGATAGAAAACCATGACCCAGTTTATGTTGAGCATTTGTTGTTTAGCATCATGCAGGGAAAAGGTTTTATCTACATTGATAAGGGCTTAAGAGGAGCCATCATCGCTGTAAAGCAGCAAAATGTTTGGTGTCCTAAAGTTAAAGAATTACATGAGTTGTTGTGGTGGGTTGAGCCTGAATACCGCAACGGCACATTGGGTGGAAGATTGTGGAAAGCATTTGACCAGACAGGTACGGAAATGCTAAACAAAGGTGATATTGATTTGATAGTGACTTCGGTATCTTCCAAAGGTCCTTGGGTTGATTACACCAAGCGTGATTACGAAGCAGTAAGTGCAAGTTTTGTGAAGGAATAAAAATGGTTGGGTCAATGATTGTTGCGTATTTGGCTGAGACAACTGTCGCTGCATTTACGGCTCTTCAAACTGCTGCTGCTTTTGCAGTTAATTTTGCTGTTTCACAAATTGTTACTCGCGCATTTGCAGATAACCCTGAACAGCAACAAGACATGGGAGTGCGCCAGCAAGTTCCTCCTAGCGGTGTAAATGCTATTCCTGTTGTTTATGGAACTGCCTACATGGGCGGTACTTTTGTTGATGCGGTTTTGGCGAACTTGCAGCGCAAAATGTACTATGTGCTTGCAGTATCCAGCATCAGCCCTAATGGTCAATTTACATTTGACCAATCTGACATGTGGTTTGGCGACCAAAAAATTGTATTTGATTCCGGCACAGGTTCGGAGCCGGGCAAAGTGGTTGCGCTGATAGACCAAGCCGGTAACAGCAATACAAAAGTATCTGGCAATTTATTTATCTATTTGTTTACATCAAATGAAGCTGGTGTCATTACACCAATCAATAGCAGCGGTTCATTGCCATATCAAATTATGGGAGGCACTGACATTGCTGTTGGACAGCGTTGGCCTTCTACTGGCAGACAAATGAATGGTTTGGCTTTTGCTATTGTTGTGATGAATTACAACAGAGAAGCCAATACAACAAATCTTTCTCCAATTACTTTTCATGTCAGTCATACATTGAATGGTACAGGCGTAGCAAAGCCCGGCGATGTTTGGTATGACTACATGACAAGCAAGACTTATGGTGGTGCTGTTGGATGGATGCCAGACGGCTCTTTTGATTCATCATTTATTGATGCTGATTCTGCTACAGCATTAAATACATATAGCGACCAATTAATTACTTTTGATGACTTTGACGGCAATCCTCAGACGCAAGCTAGGTATCGCGTCAATGGCGTTTTAGATGCCGGTCAATCTGTATTAAGTAATGTTGACCGCATCATGTCTTCATGCGATTCATGGATGACATATAACGCAGCATTGGGCCAATGGTCTGTTGTTGTGAATAAGGCCCAGTCTACAGCTTATGCATTTAATGACAACAACATCATTGGCGAGATTCGCGTAAGTGCTACAGACATTACATCTTCTATTAATCAAGTAGAAGCCAGATTCCCATTTAAAGAAAAGCGTGACCAAGCTGCATTTGTAAATATTGAAACGCCATACGCACTTCTTTATCCTAATGAGCCAGTCAATAAATATTCAATTACTTATGACTTGGTAAATGATTCTGTACAGGCAAACTATCTTGCAAACCGTTTGCTTG